TGGTACTGTAGGACTAACACCTGACCCATCTCAACCTGACTTCACGGCTTACGCTGATGTTACCGAGGCACAAGCACAAGGCTGGGTCTGGGAGAATGTATCACAGGATGATACAGAAGCGGCTCTTGCTGCAAAGATCGACAAACTAATTAACCCAACTGAAGCCTCTGGGAACCCTTGGGCATAAACTGAAAGGAGATCGCTATGACAACTGAAGACAAAAAGGTTATCATCACGATTGACGACGTAGACTACACTGAAGACCAACTATCGGATGCTGCTAAGGTTTGCATCAACCACATTAACTCGCTGGATCAGAAGATTGGTTCTGCCAACTTCAACCTAACGCAACTACAGGGTGGTCGTGAGTTCTTCATGGCACGACTGAAGGAAGCACTAGAAGAAACTGAAGAGGCTTAAGCAATGTCCAGAGACCTGTCCACAATCACAATAGAGAACATTGAACAAGATGTCGTCTACCCATTCTTTGCGGTAGAACTCAGGTTTGATGGAGATAACCTTTTACGTATGTGGACAGGTCAAGGCACACTTGTTCGAGCGGATGGCACTCAATGGGTAGGCTTAGGCACACTCTTGAATATTTCCTCTATTGAAGAAACCTCTGAGATGGCCGTTAAGGGCGCTAGTATTACTTTAACTGGTATCCCCTCAGAAACTTTGTCACTGGCTATCAGCCAGCCTTATCAGGGGCGTGTAGCTAAGATATACTTTGGTACACTAACTCAAGGTAAGTTACTACAAGAGGGTGGAGATTACATACTACTACAAGATGGTAGTCGTATTGCCTTACAAGATACTTCAGCTGGCTTCAATGAGATATTCTCAGGTTATATGGACCAGATGAATGTCGAAGAGGGTGCTGAGACTTCTACTATTGAGCTTATGGTTGAGAACAAGTTGATTGACCTTGAGAGAGCTAGGGTAGCTAGATTTACCTCTGGTTATCAAAAGTCAGTTTACCCTAATGACCTTGGGTTAGACTTCATTGAAGACCTACAGGATAAACAGATACCTTGGGGTAGAAAGGCTGAGTAATGATTAAGTATCAACAAGAGTTTCTAAGCCTTGCTGAAGAAGAGATAACCCCACTTGCTGAACTAGAGTGGGAAGAGTCAGGCCACCCGACAGAACCCTTGAATATACATTGGGACGCATACTTTGACCTAGAGGACAGAGGACAACTTAAGTTCTTTACAGCTAGGAAAGATGGCCTACTGATTGGGTATTTCGTCGTCATAGTGTCTATGCCTTTGACAGCTAAAGGAGACCTTATGGGTTCCTACGAGGCTGTTTATGTACACAGGGACTACAGGAAGTCTACTGTAGGTAAGAGACTGTTTAAGTATGTAGAGACTTGCATGAAAGAGGATGGTGTCTACAGAGTTTTAGCGTCGTCATCTAAGAAGAACCCCATTGGAAACTTTCTTACTCGTATGGGATATAACGAGATAGAAACCAAATACGAGAAGGTACTATAACATGGTTATTTTTACTGCTGTTGGTACAGCCGTCCTTGGTACAGCTTTCGGAGGGGCAGTCTTTGGTGCCCTTGGCATCACAAGCGCACTTGCAGTAGGTCTTGCCACCACTGTAGTGCTTGGCGCTGCATTACGTGCGCTTACACCTAAGCCTTCCTTCCCTAACCGTGGCTACGACACTACAGCACTTGGTTCTGCATTAGATCATCAGATTATCTATGGTAAGATGCGTGTGTCTGGCGCTCGTATTTATGATGAAGCTACAGGTACTGATAATAAATTCCTACATCGTATCATTGCTGTCGCTGGACATGAGGTTGAATCTTTTGACCGTATATACATTAACGATGAGTACATTGATGTAGCTGATCTTGACTCTGATGGTAATGTACCATTGGTTTACTCAAGTGATGGGTTAGACACATCTGATAGGTACAATGGTAAGATTAGGATCAACTTACACTTAGGTTCTCCCACTCAAGCTGCTGATGCTGATCTAGTTGCTGAGTCTCAACATTGGACTAGCGCCCATAAACTTAGTGGCATTGCGTACATGTATATACGCCTTAAGTTTGATGCAGATGCTTTCCCTAACGGTATCCCAGAAATCAATGCTACTGTTAATGGTAAGAAGGTGTATGACCCCCGTACCTCAACGACAGCTTGGTCAGATAACCCTGCACTATGTGTAAGGGACTACTTAACTTCGTCGTATGGTATAGCTGAAGCTACTGCTAACATTGATGATACCCTAGTTATTGCTGCTGCTAATGTGTGCGATCAATTTGTAGGTAGTCCCGCCACTAAGATTTACGCTGGTGGTGTGTACAAGATTAAGACTGTTGGGAATACTGACTTTACGCAAGTGGGGGCAGCCAACAATAATGTAGGTACTGTATTCACAGCAACTGGTGTAGCCGTAGGTACAGGTGTTGTAGAAACTGCAAGATACACTTGTAATGGTGCCTTTACTACAGCATCTACTCCGTATGACATGATTAACAACCTGTTAACCTCTATGGATGGCAGCTTGTGGTACTCACAAGGTAAGTGGCGTATCAAGCCAGCATATTGGACTGCACCTGTGCTAGACCTCAACGAAGATGACTTACGCTCTTCTGTCAGTTTAAGTACACGACACTCTCGTAGAAGCAACTTTAACACTGTTAAGGGTACATTCCGTGGTGAAGAGAGTAACTGGCAAACTACAGACTACCCACAGGTTCCTGAGAACACACCATCTAACGTAAACCCATATCTAGCGGTAGATAATGGACAAGAATCTGTGGCTGATGTAGACCTACCTTTCACGGATAACTCTGTTGAGGCTAGACGCATTGCTCGTATATCTCTTGAGCGTAACAGACAACAGCTTACCGTTAGTGCATCCTTTGGACTTAAGACATTACAAGTTCAAGTTGGAGACAACATACGCCTGACTAACTCTCGCTTTGGTTGGGACAACAAAGAGTTTGAAGTTGTTGCTTGGTCCTTCGGCCTTACTGACGGCCTTGACTTACAGACTAACATGACACTTCGTGAGACTGCTGAATCTGTATACGATGAGGTTGATGATGGTGTCGTTTACGAGAGAGATAACACAACTCTGTTGTCACCTTTCCTTGTACCTAACCCAAGCCTTAATGCGACTGTTGTCAGAACCTTTATGAACGAAGACGGTACTGCTGTACCTGAGATAGAGTTCTCTTGGTCTGTTGGTAACACAGCTATCGTAGATCACTATGAGTTTGAGTGGAAGTTTTCTTCGGCCACTGAATATAGCTCTACAACACAACTTGGAACTACGTTTACTCTTTCCCCAGCAATCAGTGGCGCTTCTTATGACTTTAGGGTTAGAGCCGTAAACGTATTTGGAGTAGCCTCTTCTTATGTTTCTGGACCAGCAGTTGTCACGGGTAACGACGCAACTATACCAAACGCACCTACAGAGGTAACTGTTACTGGTGGCTACGCTGCATCTACAGTGGCTTGGACAGCACCTACTACGAACACAGATGCTTCTGCACTAAAAGACCTCTTCCAGTACGAAGTGTTCAGAGGAACTTCCTCTAACCCTACGGTTTCTGTTGGCCTTGTAGCAAGTGAATCTTTTACTGATGGGGGTCTAGCTGACAACACAACTTACTACTACCGTGTTAAGGCAGTAGACTTTACAGGAAACTCAAGTTCCTTCTCAGGTAACGGTAATGGTACAACTAATCCACAGCTTGTTGATGGTGCCTCTGTGCTTATTGTTTATGCAGACGATGCTTCTGGAAGTAACCAAAGCCTTACAGCAGGTAGCAGAGAGTACGTCCAGTACTATGAGTATGTAACTACTGCGCCTACTCTACCTGTATCTGGAACCTTTGTTAAGTATGTGGGTGGAGCTGGTTCTGACGGCAACTCTATCTTCCCTATTTATGCAGATAGTTCCGCTGGTAGTAACCAATCGTTTGATCCTTCGGGTAAGACCTTTGTTACGTTCTATGAAAGTACAACGACGCCCTCTTTACCAGTCTCAGGTCAGACTTTTGTTGAGTATGTAGGTACTGATGGTACTAATGGCTTAAACAGTGCAACTGTGTTCTTGTATAACAAAAGCCCTAGTGCGACTCCCCCTTCTTTATTCAGTGGTACATTTACGTATACGTTTTCTACTGGTGTCTTAAGCGGTGGTACACTTAATGGTTGGACTCAAGAGCCACCCTCTTTAAGTCAAGGGGATAACCTGTTTGTATCTCTGGCTACAGCAAGCTCTCGTACAGCTACGGACAGTATCCCTACAGCAGAGTTTAGTACACCTGAGATTACAGGTGTTGCTGGTGTTGATGGTGTTGATGGCGGCAACGGTTATAGTACAGCTACGGTATCTCTGTTCAGAAAGACATCTTCTGACACGGCACCATCTGACCCCTCTGGTACATTCACCTATACGTTTTCTACGAGTGTCTTAAGCGGAGGTACACTAAACGGCTGGAGCCAGACTGCGCCTTCTATAGGCAAAGGGGAATATTTGTGGGTCATACAAGCATCCGCTTACTCTAACACATCTACAGACACTATTGCTGCTTCAGAGTTTTCTGGGGCCACTATCACTGGTGTTGGAGGAGTAGATGGTGGTACTGGACCTAACGGCGATAGTGCTCGTACAGTGTACTTATTTAGGAATGGCACTACTGAACCACCCACTCCTAGCACCTCAGCAACTGGAGGTTTTAACACCTCAGGTGAAGCTGTAGCCATAAACAACTGGACTACAGACGCTTCAATCCCTCCTGCGGAATCTGTTATTTATGTCGCTAGTCGTAACATTAAACAGGTTAACTCTACAGGGAATTGGGTTCAAGATGGTTCTTGGCAGGTAAATCCCGCAGCCGCTTCTGGGTCTAACGGTGCTACAGGCGGTCCCGGACCTTCTGGCTCTGATGCTCCAAGGTTTGCAGAAATAGCTTTGTACTTCGCAGGTACTTCTGCCCCATCTGCACCCTCGGCTACAATCACTTGGTCAACAGGAGCTATTTCTAGTATCACTTCGGGTTGGTCTAGGGCTGCACCAACAAAGACCGCTACAAGTGACATTGATGTATACTCCTCCTATCTTGTATTCATCGACACAACACCTCCGTTTAGCTCCACAGTCGCTACAGGTTCTACGCCTGCACAATCGTTAAACTTCGATGGCCTTGTGACATTTACGGGTGGGGACTTCGCTGTAGATGGTTCTACTATCACGTCTATTGATGGTGGTAACATTACTACTGGGACTATCAACGCAGAGAAGATTGATGTCGATGGCACGATAACCCTCGCAGGAGCCACATCAGGTTTCATTGCGGGTCGTACATCTCAGTCTGACTTTGGGGCTGATGGCTTCTACATTGGTCGGACAAGCACCAGTGGTACCTCGGCAGATGGCTTCCAGTTATCTCATACAAGTGTTACAGGCAGTTCTCACCCACAACTAAGCTCAGGTACGGTCCAAGCGGTCATCCACGAGGATAGCGCAGGGCTTCGTATCTACGAACCTGTGTTCTACCAACGAGGTGATGGAACTGGCGGGGACATACTCCTGACTTCCAGCGGAAATGTCACACTAACCAAAGGCGACATCCACACAGTTACTATTCAAGGTTCTGGCGGCGGCGGTGGTGGTGGCGGTTCTCAGGGTGGCGGAAGCATACGTAATGCTGTCACAGGTACAGCTGGTGCAGCTACTTCGACCGTGCTTACAGGGGCTTCAGGCTTCACAGGAACACGTACCCACTCCGCATCAGGTGGTGCGGTAGGTGCTGGTGGTGCTAACACACTCCCAACAACTGGTGGA